GGGTCAGCACGAAGGCCGGGCGGATGTTCAGCGTCCGACCTTTGCCCTTATCGACCTGGGTGCGCTGGGTCGCCATCTGAGTCTTGGCCTTGCTCAGGCTGTCGATGGACATCGCCGAGGTCGCGCCGGTGAGCAGGTTGCTGTGGTCGGCGTGGAACAGGGCCTTGCCGTCGCTCATCGCCGGGTTGCCGGTCAGCACCGCGTAGACCAGGTCGCCGATGGTGGCCTTGGCCGCCTGGCCGAGCTTGAACGGGATGTCCGAGAGCATCTGCAGGTCATCGTTGATGATCGCCTGGCGGGTGATGCTGAACAGCTCGCCGTAGGTGGCCAGGATGATCTGCTCGCCACGCTCGCCCAGGGTGACGTACTTGTACTCGGCGCCCTCGCGCACCTGGCGCAGCGAGGAGAACTCGCCCAGGCCAACACGGCGCGCCGGCTTGAAGTCGGTGAGGATGCCGGGCTTGGTCCACTGCGGGAAGGTCTCTTCGGCCTCTTCCCAGCCCGCCAGCACCGACCGGTTGGCCACGTCCAGCAGGATCAGGCCGAAGTCGCTGGAGCTGTGGGTGAAGGCCAGGCCGACCATCTGCGGCGCGTTGAGCGAGGCCACACCGATCCCGCGATCGACCAGCGAGGCGCGGGCCAGCTCGCGCAGGGTCATGCCGTTGTAGGCGTTGTCGGCCTGGCGCTCGCCGCGGCCGATGCGGGCCAGCACGCTCGCGCGCACCGAGTCGCCAACCAGGTTGCCGTTGCCGGCATGGATGTGGGCGCCAGCGCCCGGGGCGGCGGCCGGCTGGGTGCCGGCACCGATGGCGGCCAGCAGCTTCTCGCGGGCCTGGTCGACGGTGACGGTCATGTCGTTCAGGCAGGTGGCGAGCAGCTCGGCATGGCCAGCGGCGAAGCCGCCGAAGGCCGCGGTGATTGCGGTACGACGGCCGGCTTCCTCGGAGAGGACGCGGGCGCGGATCTCGGCCTCGGTCGGAACGGCGGCCACGGGGGCCGCCGGCGCGGCCGGTGCCGGAGTCGGCGCGGGAGTGTTGGCCGGCGCGGTCGGGGTCTGCGCGCGCGGGGCCAGCAGGGTTTTCAGAGCTTCGGGCATGTGGGCGAACTCCTGCATGCGTTTGGAGGAAAGGTGAGCGGCCGCCTGCAGCGGCTCGGTGAGCTGGTCGGCGAAGCCGCCAGCGACGGCCTCTCGGCCATTCATCCAGGTCTCCTCCTTGAGGAGTGCCTTGATGTCGTCGGCGGACTTCCCGGTCTTGTTGGCGTAGGCCATGACCAGGGTGTCCTCGACCTTGTCGAGCAGTTCGGCATAGCGGCGCATGTCGTCCGCATCGCCGCCCTGGATGCCCCAGGGCTTGTGCACCATCATCATGGCGTTCTCGGGCATGTAGATGGTGTTGCCGCCCGCTCCTCGAGGCGATCGAGCAGGCCGGTGACCAGGTCATGGTCTTCGTCCAGCTTCCGGCACTGCTCCCGCATGGAGACCGCCGACTTCTGCAGCGAGGTGTCGGCACCGAGCGGTTGCCGCTTGGCCTTGTGGGTGCGTCCAGGCTTGGCTGCCTCGTACGCCAGGATCGCCTCGTGGGCGACCAGGCGCCGAGCCACCAGACCGGGGGCCCAGGGTTTCAGCAGTCGATCAATCAGGTTCATCAGCTGAACTCCGCCAGAGCCGGGCCGGAGCGGCGGCCGGCGGCACGGTCCTGTTCTGCCGCTGCGCGGCGCTCCCATTCCCGGCGACCGGCGCGGATCTTCTCGATGTCCTCCATCGTGTGGGTGCGTCCGTTGAAGATCACCGTCCGCCCTTCCAGCACCGCGGCCTCGGCCTCCAGGTACTTGTCGAGCATCTGCTGCGCTGTCAGAGCCATGGTCCGCTTCCAGTGTTGAGCCAGCCCCCGGAGGTGCTGGCGTGGTTATCGTTCGAGGGTTGCTGCTGGGCGACCGGCTCCGGCACGGGCTCAACGCGCGCGCGCTCCAGTTGGTCGAGGTCGAGGCCGAAGCGCTGCTGACTGATGCGCAGCGCGGCCAGGGCGTACACGAAGCAGTCCAGCGCCTCGTTTCGGCGCCCGCCGGAGTCCCAGCGCAGGACGCGGACGCCCTTCGCCATCACCGGCTTCTTCTTCTCGGCGGTGATCTGCTTCAGCTCGTCCTCGTCGCAGATGTCGCTGTCGATCGGGAAGTGCACACAGCCAGGCGTCGGCTGCCACGGGATCGGCACGTCGATGCGCAGGCGGCTGTAGATCAGCTCCTTCGCGTTGTCGGTGCCCAGTTCGGTCTTGTAGACCTTGCGCTTGCGGCGCTTCGGGAAGTTGGCGATGGGCTTGCCGTAGGTGCTGGCCCCGAAGGTCGGGATCACCCAGTGCACGCCGTGCTTGGTGCTCTCGGCCTCCACCTCGTCGGAATAGTGGCCGCCGGCGTCCCAGCACCAGCGCATGACGCCCATCGGCACGCCGTCGGCGCGGGTGAACTGCCGGTGAATCTCCAGCCCGACCTTGCGCCGCAGTTCCTCGCTGCCGGGATCGCCGTAGAGCACGAAGCGATGCACCAGCCAGGCCTCCTCGCCCAGGCCAAAGGCCCAGACGCGGCCCTCGTAGCGGTCGTCCTGGGTGTCGATACCGCCCATCAGGACCAGCGCCTGCGGCGGCACCTTCGGGAAGTTCTCGCGGCGGGCGTAGAGCGTCTTCCACTCCACGCGGTCGCCCTGCTCCTCCTCCCACACCTCGCCGCGCGTGGTGTTGATGAAGGTAACCAGTTTCTCGCGGTCGCCCTTGACCTTGAGCCACTCGTCCACCAGCGACACCCAGGTGGTCCAGGTGCTGTAGATCGCCCAGCAGTAGAAGCTGACGGAACGGGGCGTGCGGATTGGCTCGTTGTCTGGGCCGTACCAGTCGATGCTATCGCGCGTCCAACTGCCGGTCTCGTCGCAGATCCAGCGGCCTTTCGCCTGGGCAGCCACCATGTCCCGGTGATCAAAGCAGGCCGCGCAATGCTCGCAGACGTACCAGGCGCGCTCAGCCTCGCCCAGGTCGTTCTTTTCCCACTTCAGGCCGAACTCGCAATCCTTGCCGCCCCACTTCAGATGCTGCTCCCGCTGACAATGCGGGCAGGCAATGTGAAGCCGCAGGCGGTAGGGAGACTCATCCGCCGCCTTGGTGATCTGGCAGCTACCGGCGATCCCGGGCGTCGAGCCTCGGATCGACTTCGGATAGACCGCGCCGTCCAGACGCTTGTCGCCAAGGAACGTCGGCGAGCCCTCGCCCTCGACGTCAGCGTCGAACTTCGACAGCTCGTCGTAGATCACCTCGTCGGGCGACTTCTCCCGGTAGTTCCGGGAGGCCTTGCCGCCACGAATCCAGAGGTTACGTCGGTTCGAGAACACCTTGTTGTCCAAGGTGTTGTTGCCGTCCTTCCGGCCGAACCAGGGCGCGAGCTCCAGCATGACCGGAACGTCGCGGATCAGACCGTTGACGTGGCTCTTGCTGATGTCCTCGGCGTCCGGATCGGTCGGACTCCACATCATCACGTTGCGGCGCTTGTGCTGGATCTTGTAGCCGATGTTGGCCATCAGCAGCTTCGTATAGCCAATCCGGGCCGACTTCACGAAGTTGACCACCCGGATCAGGTCGCTGCCCATCGCGTTCAGGATGGCGACCTGGAAAGGTGCGGTCTTCCAGCGGCCCTCGTTGTACGAGGACTCGGCCGACATGTAGAAGTGCTTGTCGGCCCACTCCACCGCCGTCATCGGCGGCTCTTTAAACATCCCCTGCAAACCCAGCTTGACCGCAATGCGCAGGTCATTGATCCAGGGTGGCAAGGTACTCATCGAGGATTCCCGGGATGTCGTCGCTGAACTCAGCGGAAAGGTTTCGCGCCAGGGCGATCTCCCGCTCGAAGGACTCCATCACCAAGGGATCAGCATCCGGGTGGCGGCGACTCACCGTCTTGCAGACGGTCTCCAGCGCCGAGCCAATCTTGGCGGCGATTTTCGCCAGGGCGAACGTGGCGAACGGGACCGGGACCAGGAGCTTGTCCTGGACCTGGTTCTTCTGCTCTTGGGCGTAGGCCTGGGCCGCGGTGAGGCGCAGGCGCTCTTGCGTCAGCTTCGCTTCTGCATAGGGGTCGATCCCGTCCGGGTAGTCCCCCTCTGGTTGGTGTTTCCGCTCCGCCTGGGCCAGGCGGTTCTCCAGCACCGAGCGGACGTCGTAGAAGGCCTCGCGGCCGATCCGAGCCACTGGCTCGACGCCCCATTTATCAAAGGCTTGGGTGCTGATGCCGAGGCTCGCCGCCATCCGGCTCTTGTTGAGCCAATGGGGCTGCCGAGTGATGTTCGAGTCGCTCATGACAACACAACAACCAACCTCCGAAATTCGGTCATACATAGTTGGCGCGCGGGGTTCGAATTACCCTCTGGCCCCCTACCCCCCGGGAGGACCCGCCGGAATTTTGTGGCACGCCAATGGCACCATCCCAGAGCCCTCCCCGTGCTTTTGTGGCACGCCACTGGCCCAGATTTAAGCCCGCGGGGCCGACTGAGGCCGGCGCCTGAAGTTGCTGGGGACGTTCCCCTGCGCAGCCTTGGCAATGGCCTCCTCGATGTTCGCCTCCAGCCTGGCGTCGTCCTCGGCGATGCGCCGAACGATGTCGAAGAAGCGGAAGCGCTCGCGGTACTGGGGCTGACGCACGAAGGCCAGCACCATCACCAGCGTCTTGTCGCGGCGCTCGCCGATGCCGATCGGCACCCTCCCCCGCCTCATCACGAAGTAGGCTTGCTGGTGTCCCTTGGCCAGAGACCTGGCACTGTCGGTCGCGTTGCCCTTGAAGCCGGCGGTGTACTCCAGCGCACCAAGGCCGGACAGGATCTGGATCATCTGGCCGCGGCTCATGTTGCCGTACCGGTCCAGGCGGGCGCCGGCAGCCGGGACGATGAACATGCCCCTGGGCAAGATGC